AGCGATGGCAGAGCCTTCGTTTTTAACAGGAGCTGCAGAGAAACCTGACAGTTTTGTTTCTTCTTCAAAAGAACGCTCAGAAGTCTCTGTTTCGTAGAGTTCTTTGTGTTCTTCACCGTAGCGAGCATACTCTAATCCGAACAAAGCATTCAGTCCAGGGAGCAACTCTTTCAGTAGTTGTGCGCGTGAAATAGCCATTATTTAGCTCCTAATTAAAGTGTTGATGCTGCTGCAGTATTGCTGTAATACTCTTGGATACCGAAGTTGAACTTAACGATCGCTTCAGGATACTGAGTAAACACCAAAGTGCTTGTTGCAGGGATTGTAATACCAGTAGATGCAGCACCAGCGGCATTAACTGTAACGGCTTGGCTATTGATGGTAACAGTTTGTGAACCAGTGCCTGTAACAGCAGCAGCAACAAATGAACCTGTAGCAATATATTGACCGTTTGGAGCTAAATAACCTACTTCAGCGCCGTATGGCAATGTGCTTGTCAAACCTGTACATACCAAGCTTGTTGTGCCACCACCAGAAGACAATGTTGCATTACTTACGATTGCTGTATCAGGAACTACGTCAACGATGCGGAAAGGCAAAGTAGAAGTATTTTCAACAGAAACTGATGGAACGATACCGTTACTAGAGTTACCAGTAGCAGTAGAACCAGCCAAGTTGGATCCTGTTACGTTTAAACCAATCATTGGACGAGCAACAGAACCAACAGTTGTACCAGCAGCGGCTGTAACAGCAACTACTTTAAACAATGTGTCTGGATCATCAGTAACGATTGCAACAGCATCACCAGCCAAAGTACTAGCGGGCCAATATTGGCTAAACTGTTTTTGCTTAGTGATTGGGTTTGTGTAAGAACAACCTAAAAATACACCAATAATACCTGTACCTGTACCGCCTGTAGAAGCACCAGCACCTGTAGTAACAGTTGTACGTGTGATGTAACCACGGGAAATACTAACTACATCGCCATAAAAAATATTAGTGGCAAAGCCGTACTGGATCGCAACGTTACGTGTTGAACCAGCAAAAACTTGACCGCCAATAAGATTAATAGGCTTTAGACCGTAAGGGGCCGAAACTGTAGGATAAGCCATTTAAATCTCCTAAATTATTTAATTACCTTTACCAAAGCTAGTCGAAGATTTACCTTCTTTAAAGATAGGCATCCGCGGATCACTCTGGCGCATTAAATTATTGTCTACAGCGTCTGTTTGGTCTTGTGTCTGCTTAGCGTAATACGCCGCACGTTGTTCCACAAGTTCTTTTGGACTCTTGCAAAGCAATAACCCACCAATCTCGATGTTGTCTTTAAATTGACCATCTTGATTAGCTAGCAGTTTAAACTTAGGTTGTTCTTCAATTCTTACTGGTTCCCAGCCTTCTCTCAGTTTCGATGAGATATTACGGGGGTCACTCGTATTAAGCGTTGATACACGAACCCATCTGTAGACGTAGCCCTCTTCTTTATCAGGTTCTGGTAAAAGTTCAGGTGGTGTCCACTGCTTTGGACGCTCCTGCTGGGTACGTACTTCTAATTCACGTTGTAGTCTGTTTGTTGCCATTTTAGGCCTCCAATTTCATTTGTTCACGGGCGTATTGCTCTGGGGTTAAACCAAATTTTTTGGCTAATGCCACTTGCGTTTTAGTTAATACAATCTTTTTAGAAGATGTACTTCGTTTCGCAGGAGCCACAACCGTGCTAGGTTTTGTACGTTGAGGTTTTTCTTCCTCGTCGTTTTTTATCTCTTCAATGTCGCCAAATTCTTCTGGAAAACGGCGTTGAACTTCTGAGTCAATACGTTTGAAATATTCATCCGTACCAACAAATGCTTTACCAAACTTCTCTTCAAGTTCTTCATGAACAAAAACAGCATATTTGCTCATTACTTTCTTTTCTGGGTCTACATACCAAGGATTATTGGATACCCATTTAGCAACTTTATCATCCATTTGTGCAGGTTGTTGAACCTGCTTTTCCTGTATTTTTACATCATTTTCAGAGTTTTGTACAGTAGGTTTATAATTTTTTGCTTTGTCAAGTTTTAATTGAGCGCGCATCATCTCTTCTTGAGCTTCTAGAAGTGCATCGGAATCACCAGAATCATACGCATTCTTGTAACTTTTACGTGCTTTGTCTAGTTCTAGCTCAGCAGAGTTTTGATAAGTACTAATTAATTCTTTTTCACCACTGTGGAGCATATTCTTTAGACGTTTGTTTTCGTCCAAAATATTTTGAGCAATAGTAAGAGCCTCTTGTTGCTCTCTTAAAGCTGCTTCTTTAGCGCGGCGCTCATCATGCCACGCTTTTTTATACTGAGTAAACTTGTCTTTAACATTTTTAGAATAGTCTTTAGACTTATCAGCGGTCTCTAAACTTTCTTTAATATTATCAGGCAAAGGCTCAATATTTCTATCTTCTGGTGGCGTATCATCTGCAACCTCAATAGTAACGTCGCCGTCATCTATCTCAATATCTAAGTGTTTACCCTTAGTTTCCTCAATCTCATCAGGAAACTGAAAGTCGTCTTTATCCATTTCAGCCATTTTTAACTCCTTATTTACGTTTAATACCGCGTGGGTCATCTACTACACCCTCAACGGTATCGTCGTTAATTACCCTAAATTCACGCCCATGTATTACTAGTCGGGAACCAGAATTAGGTCTAACCAAGATAAAATCACCCTTTTTGCACCAAGGCCCAGTAGGAAATTTATCCTTGTCTTGGTAACAGTCGGGTCCAAGATCAACTACAAACAAAACTGTAGTTAAAATCTCTTCCATACGTAAAGTTTCGTCTGCTTTAAGGAGTCCGCTTTCATATTCTTCATCTGCTTCTGGTAGCGCACAGAGTATGCGGTAGCCAGATGGTCTAGGGAGCTGCTTGCCTTTTTCATCCTGCGATTTGTCGAACACAGCAGATAAATCTACCGCTCGGTTTAAATCTAATGTTTCAGTCATCTGAATTTTCCAAGTTTTTATTAAGGTCTATTGTGTAACGCCTAATGGTAAGAAGACCCTTTATCTCACCACATACTTTGTTGTACTCCACAAAATCATTAGCCCCACCAGAGCCAAGATGTTCTTGGAGTTGCACTACTTTTTCATCAATCTCTTTAATAATGAGTTCGACTACTCTATTTACTTGCATCATTTACCTTTCTTGGCTTGCCCTTTTTGTGCTTCAGACTGCCTTTGGGACATTGCTTGTTGGTGTGTAAGTGTCTGAACATGTTTAACTGCTTCTAAGCCAGCTTTCTGTCCTTCTACTTTTTCTTTGGCTTGGTTAGCCATCCTGTCAGCTAGCATCTTTGCTGCTGTTGTTGCCCCAGCTGTTTGTTGTTGCGCTTGAATACGCTCACGTTCAACTTGGATTTGTTGCTGTTTAAGAGAGGCGTCAGCTTGATCTTTAGCTGACTTGCGTTGCAATTCCTGCATCTTGATTTGTAGTTCTTGCTGTTGCAACTGGATCAATGGGTCTTGAGCTTGCTGTTGAGCTTGCTGTTGTTGATCTTGTTGTTTGTGCTGCTGCAATAATTGCTGGGCCGCCTGGGCAGCCATCTGTGAAACTTGAACTTCCATCTCAGGAGACATACTAGATTCTTCGTCATCCTGGTCTTTTGGTACAGGAGGTAACATAGTACCCATCTGCTGCTCCATCTGTTTGCGATACTCCATCCGCAAATGCTCAGCTACGTGAGAGGACAACGCTGCCTGTATGGTTTGCGCCATCTGTGGATTTTGGCTAATTAACTTCATAATGTGTGGGTCTTGCGCAGCAGACATGTGAACCGTAATATGGGCTTGATGGTCTTGCCCAATAAATGCTTTTACGGGTTTACCACTAATTAAGTTCATATTCTCGGTGACTGGGTCACGAGGTTTCATATCTTCAGCGATTGGGACCAGCTTCTGATAGTTCTTTATCCCCAATACATCTAACATCTGGCGGTGTAATTGTGGTAAGTCGTATAACTGCGGTGCAGTCTGTGCAAGCTGTAAAGCAGCTTGATATTGAACAACTTTTTGAGCCATAGTTGCTGCATTAGGATCGGACACAGGAATAACATAAACCTGATCGTAGTCTGATTGCTTTGCCATACGTCCGCCTTCTTCTGGCTCGTACGGATAATCAGCAGGTGTGTAATCTCTGATAATGTTTTTTAATAGTTTAAACTCTTGCTTCATAGAATAATGAATGCGTGACTGAATTGCACTCATTGTCTTTAGAGTTCGCTCCAAAATAGCTAGCGTTGTTCCAACTGGGGCATTTGCGCTCATGTCAGATACAGACAACTCAGAAGAACCAGCAAATTTGCGACCTTCTTCAACAATAGTACCTAACAAGCTATATAAAACCTGACTTGGCTCTTTGTATGGAAGTGGCATTAAGTTATCGCGCATAGCGCCACTAGGTACATCCACATCACGGAACTCACCTGGTGCTATTGGCGTGTCGTCGCCTTTGATTCGCAAGCCACGGGTCTTAAAGCCGCCTGGCAGGTTGCTAAGTGTTCCTGCGTCGACCAATTGGCGTATAAGGGAAGTGCCACTTTTAGCAAAAGCACCGATAAGGTGGATAAGACCAAAACAATAGAAGCCAAAGCCAGGTATATATCCGTAGTGTACAAAGTGATTACGTTTTTTAGATAATTTATCATCTGGTTCCCAATTTCTGCGGATAGCTAAGACAGTATTAGTGCCTTTTTCAATAGTTACAATATATGGAAGTGCAATGCCAGTAGGTTCGTCATCATCATCTTTATGTTCAAAGCCTTTTAAGTCTAACTCTACGTGCATCTCTAATAACTTAAAGCGGTCATCAGTAGAAGCTCTAAAACCTAACTTCTCAGCAATCTTTTTCTCAATCTCGTCCATGACATTGACAGGGTCGCCCAAGTCTACGTCTCGGTAAAAACCATCATGCTGGAGACGACGCACATCGTTAGGCGTCTTACGCATCACATGCGTAATCCGTTCAGCTGACTCTAAGCTAGAAGCCCCATAGGGGACAACCACGTCTTCTGCAGGAACGTACATGGATACTTGACGATCCATACTTGGGTCAAAGTACACTTTCTTAAACGCATTACCTGCAAGTCCCAAGCCCCAGAGCATGCGCTCGTGTTCTGGACGATATTCTTTCATCACATCCGTTAGCTGGTAGTTCATGTCCTCTTGCACTCGCTGTGCCGCATCTTTTGTTTCTGGAGTTTCTTTGCCAATAATCTGAGTTTTAACTGGGCCAGCTGCGGGGAACGTTTCCATCATAGTTTCAGCTTGAAACTTAACTACTGCTTCTGCAAGAATAGGATGATAAACACCACATGCTCCTTCCCACGGTTCCGAACGCTCTTCAATCTTAAGACCTAATAGTTCTAGACCATCCACATAAGTTTGTATCCAGTCTTTACGAGCAGCTACATCGGATTCATAGTCGCCAACTAATTCACCAGCAAGAATCTGTAATTCTTGCCCAGTCATCTCTTCAGCTAAATTTTTATTAAATTCATCTTCTTCATCAGACTCTTCAATTTTTAATAGGGGCTGACCATCAATACCAATTTCAACGGATTCTGGGTCTTCAATAGATATTTCCAAAGCTGGCTCATTTCCAAGGTCCTCTTCGTCTAGACCCTCTAATTGGTCAATACCCATCGGAGCTTGCCCTATTGCTTTATCTATTGCCATAATCTATCCTTAATAGTACGCCGCTTTTTTGCGGTACTTGTACAAGAAATCTTCTTCGGGTTCGTCGTTTGGTAGGCGAATAAATCCCCCCTGCCTGAATCTTAACAGAGCTAATGTAGTTGAGTCTACCAAATCGTCGTTTGTACCGCTAGGAAAATCGTTACATTCTTCAATTACTTCCTTCGCCCATCGGTGTTCAGGCGCCCAGACAACGCCGCCCGCAAAGAGATCCGACACAGCGTTAACCCTAGCAATCTTATCTTGACCTTTGCCAGGTGTGAATTCGCCCACGGGTATCCCCATGCGTCTAAGCTCTTGGTAGAGCGCCGCACCATTCGACTTTTTTTCGACCATGAACGAATCTGGCTGCCATTCTTTGTACTCTTCAAGTACAAGCTTTTTGAGTTCTGGAAACTCCAACCGCTTTTTAATCGCATTAAGTAAAATAATGTTGTAATTGTTGACCTCTTCGTTAAAGAAGACTCCCCAGGTAGTAAGGGCGTTGTAGTCCGCACGGTTTGTTGCCTCCTGAGCCGCGTCAAGCGACATAATAATAAATTCACAAGTTGGAGGATTGTCTTTGTCCCATATGTTCCACCACTCCCGTTTGATCAGCGCGCCTTCTTCTGACACGGGGTTTTGCATGTACTGGGCATTCCAGTAACGAATATCCAATGCGGCTTTTTTAGCTAGTAACTCCTCAACGGGCCAAAACTCAGGCCAAAGCGCTTCTCCATCATCTTTAATAGCGGGAAATTCAACTACTTCCCACGAATCTACATCTTCATTATTCTCTGTTTGTTTAACAATCATCCCAGTTAAGTCTAGTTTAGACCAACGAGTCATTACAACAATAATAGCGCCGCCAGGCATAAGCCGTTGCAAAGGACCAGACTGAAACCACTCCCAAGCAGGTAAAAAGACGTCGGGTCTCCCAGTTTTAGCATCTTGCTCAGAATGAGGATCATCAATAATAAACAAGTCAGCACCACGTCCAGCCAAAGCACCACCCACACCAATAGCAAAGTATTCTCCTTGAAAATTCGTTCCCCACCTAGAAGCCGACTTACTATCTGACTGTAATTCTATTTCTGGGAATATGTCTTTATATAAGTCTGAACCAACGAGGTTACGTACTCGACGACCAAAATTAACTGCAAGATCAGCTGTATGCGAAGCCATGATGACTTTTTTAGAAGGAAACTTACCAAGAAACCAGGCTGGTGCGAGATAAGATATAAGCTCCGACTTACCATGGCGTGGCGCAATGTTAACAATAACTCGCTTCTTTTTGCCATTAGCAATGTCTTCAAAGATTTGAGCAAGTTTAAGATGATGTGGTCCAACTTTATATCCTGGGTATACGTGTTTAACAAAGTCCAAGAATGACATTTTGCCAATTTCTTGTGTCAGATAGGTGTCATACTGTTCTAAAAGAGCTTTTACCTTCCGTTTTTTGTCAGGTGGTAACTTCGGAAGCGCCTGACGTAGCTTAAATAGCTGCTCAGCGGTCAGTTTGAGGTCAGGACCTTGCATTCTTTTCTTTTTCCACTACCTCTTTTGCTTCTACATCAATATATTTAGTCTCTACCTCGTCTAAGAGGCTTAATAACTCAGTCTCTACCTCTTCCATAGTCTGCACTTTGTGAGTAACCTCGGTTCTCTTCTTGAACGCGTCCACTCCATCGACTTCCCCCAGCGCTTTTAAAGCAATAATACGGGTTTTTGAGTCCTTTGAGACCTGAATTTCTTGTATCAAGCTATTTACTACGTACATTTTTAGTTCTGATAGCTCGTCAACCACCGATACATTCATCTGCGCCACCATACCAGCCATCAATGCCAACGTTTCGTTAGGATATTTAGAGAAATCAGGCCTAACTTGTGGATTTGAAAGCATTTCTTTGGCTAAAGCTTGGGCTTCTTGCGCATTTTCTTTGGTTGGGGATATGGGTTGACCTGTTAAATCTGACAATAGCTGGACTACGTTAGCCCGCATGTTTAATTCTTCAGTCGGCGACAGATCAGGGAATGCTTCTTGAGCATTCTTAGGTATAGGAACATTGTCCTCGATACTGGGTATTAATACGTCCATGTCTGACCCTTGCAGTTTTGCAAAGTATAGATCGTTTTTACTTATGTGTAAAGAGTGTTTTATTGGTGGGGTGGAAAATCTACGTGCCCACCCCCGCACGACTTATAAGGTCGCGTTATTTTACTTTGAAAAACTCTTTAGCGCTTGAGAATATAGAATTAATCCAGAACTCATTTACTTCTTTGATACGTTGCGCCAATTCTTCGTACTGCTTAGTTTGCTTTGTAAAATCAAACATAGGGTTTCTCCTAATAGGGGTTAATGATTTGTACATTATAAGATACATTTTGTTGCAGTGCAACATATTTCCCGTTCGGGATTTTTTGTAAAGTTTTTGCGGTTTATTGTAAAGAATTGCGCGTTCGGGAAACTTTTTCCTGTCAATGTCACATGTTTGCATGGAATTTTCTTTTGTAATTATGAGGTTACAGCGTTATTTTTTTGAGGTGGTTTTTAAACTTTCATGCCGTCATGCCGCATGATTTTTTCTTAGTTTTCTTTTTCTTTTTCTTTAGTCGTTCTTCATGGTGATGGATTCTGTGGCAGTTGGCACACAGGACAATACACTTCTTTAATTCTCTATACGCCTTGGCAAACTGTCCGCTTGAGATATATGTATGTACACTACCTTCTTTTGTGCTGGGGTCCTCGTGATGAAAGTCTAACGCAGCTACATGAAAAAATCCGCAATTCGTGCATTTAAGTGTGGACTTATATATGTACCACTTGGCTCGTTCTTTAGCTTTAGTTTCTTTGGTTTTCTTTCTAATTGCTACGCCGTTCTTTTCGTAGTGCTTACGGCTGTACTCCGCATGTTTGAGTTTTTTTACGTTCGCGTCTTTGTACGGCATCAGGATGTACCTTATATTTCCAGTAGATAGAGTGTTTATAAGACCACGCTATACCAGGTTTGTATATCTTGAACCCTGCGTTTATCAACGAATTGGATGATGCTGGATTGTTTGTAGTATCGGTAATGAGCCAATTCCATCCTAGTTTCCTAGCTTGTTTAACCCGCGCAAGTATAAGTCGCTTTTGCAAACCATGTCCAGTATATCCATCCATTACACCAGCTCTACATAAATAGCCTGTATCTGTCCATTTGATCGAGCGGACTAAACCCGCAAAAGCGACGGGCTTTCCATCTTCCGCATAAGCAATCCACCAATGCCCTCGGTCTGGTTTGTATATCGTATCCGATGGTAGTATTTTTTTCTGTAAGTAACATATGAGCGTTACTAGCGAAGGGTTTCGTAGGTCGGCTTTTTTTATTGTGAAGTTCATGACTCATTAACCCTTCTTAATTTATAAATATTATCCCCCATTTATGACAGTTTCGGGTCCATTTGGCGGGGGGTGTTTTCTATACGCAAATTGCGTAGGATGTGGCAAAAAACGATAGGGGGTACCCCCTCTAAATAAGAATGATTCTGTTTTGCAAAACGCTAGGGTATGTGTTCGAGGTACGTCTTGGCGGTTAAATTTGCATGGTTTTTCATTGAGATTTCATGCACTTAGAGCAATAACTGAGGCGTCTGTGTTTTAGAAATACGTGGGGTTATTTGTGTAGGTTAGGGGGTATGGGGTTCGAGGGGGGACCCAAATGAAAAACGGGGGCATGGGGGTCAATGACTCCGCGCCCAAACTTGACTTATGGGGGTAGGGTCAGCTATATAGATTACATGGTAGGCAATCATGCACACCATACACACACTTAGGAGATGCTATGTATCAGATGCTATACACCACCAACATGGAGCCTGTACTTACAGGCGATGTGGTTCACTTCAGCAACAGGACTTGGACAGTCGAAGAGGTCTGCAACAAAGAAGGATATCTAGACTGTTGGGCTTGGGTTCGCAGTATGGATGAGCAACACCTCTGCATCAGGGTGACAGGCGATCAGTTCAACGCTCGGTTCGTACTAACAAGAGAGTAACTAACAGGGGGGCTTGAGCCCCCCATCACTAAGGAGAATCAAATGCAAAAGACTAAACCATTCACCAATATGTTTGGTAGAGAAGTAGAAGTAACAAAGGCAGAGTTTGCACGGCGTTGGCAGGATAAGTTGTGGGATCTAGGTGATCTGTTCATGGGGTCTGAACATGAGGAGGAGTTTATGTCGGTGCTTCACCACACTTATGATCTAGCGTGTAAGAAGTGGGATAGTAAGTAACAATCAGCCCAGCGAAAGCTGGGTTTGATACCAGTTATTTGTCGTCGAGCACCTAAGCGAGTG